CTCATCCAGGTTCCCATACATCTCGTAGGCGTCGATAAAGGCGGTACGGAAGTCCTGTTCGAGCCCCCGCGCCGCCCACGGAATGCCGTACAGTTCAGGCGCTCCAGTCGGCCCCCAGGGGTTAAACCGCTGCACGAACTCATTGACTAGTGCTTCCGCTTGCGGCACCTTATCCACTTTTTGCCGCAGCACCTCTTCCGCCTCTTTCCGCAGCATCATCCGCTGCTGCCGTTCCGCCGTGGTCATGCCGCCCTTCAGCGCCAGCGCCAGTTCCTCCTCCGGCATCGTGTCCTTCCGAGCGCGCCAGTACGCCACACGCGAAGCCAAGTCGTCATCGACGCGCTGCGCGTAGGCTTCCGGTGCCTGTTCCTGCAGCATCGCCAGCGCATTGTAGGCGAAGTTGGCCCGAGTTATGTCATTTGAGCGGGTCATGCCAGAGAGCATCCCGATCGCATCAGTCGGAATGTCGTGGGTACGCGCCGCCAGCATGGCAAGACCACGCACATACTGCATGTCGTGGTTGCGCAGCGCCTCCGGTCCCCATTGATTGAAGAGTGCATTCAGCCGCTTCTTGTCATCCGTACTGGTCGGGTCCCAGATGGCAGCATCATCCGCCAACTTTTCCTGCGCAGAGGCCAACGTGATGATCTTTTCGTTCCGATCCCTCCACGTCTTTTCCGCCTTCATCCGGTCATTAAAATCGGTCAGCCACCCAGCGCCGTTGTTGTAGGCTGCGTTGATCTCAGCCATCCCATAGGTGCCATCGGCGATGCCGTTCAGCAGGCTGTTAAACCGCTGATCATACAGAGCCTTTTCTTCAGCCCGTTGCTTCGTTAGGATGTCGGCGATTTCGCTCTCAGCATCTTCACGTAGCGCCACCCGAGTCTCGTATGGAAGTGCCGCAAACCGCTCGTCCTTGTCGAGGTCCGTCAGCGGTACTTCCTGCTGCCCGCGGATGATTGCAGCCTCACGCTTACGCCGCTCCGGATTAGCGCTGAGCGACTCCACGGCATTCGCCACGGTCGTCAGGTTTCCGGACTTTACCGCTCGCACGACATTGTTCGGCAGGCTGCCGTAGTTGTACGCGACGGAAGTAAGGGCGGCGCGAACGTTAACTGGCAACGCTGCCCATGCCTCCACCCCGGTCTGTCGCGCCGCCGTAGCCTCAAACTCTCCAATCCGGCGAGCAAGATCCCTTCGCGCGTCGGCTTCAGTGATCTTCATTCCAGGCTTAACTTTTACGACCGTTCCATCAGCCTGAGTTATCGTGTCCGAACCATAGCCGATACGATATGCGTTTACGTCCCAATACGGTTCAGCCCTAAAGCCCTCTTCCGCCATGAGTAGCGTAGCAGCCAAGGGCGCCGTCGGAGAGTTGGCGGGGAGGTTTGCTCTTAGCACCCCCTCATCAACCATCTTCTGTTTATAGACTAGAGCCTGCAGCCCGATATTCATTTCACGGGCGATGGCAACCTTTTCGGCTTCAGGCAGATCGGTGGTAACAACATATTCAGCAAGTCGAGTCTGCCACTCCTCAAGAGCATCGGGGTTGTCCTCTAGCGCCAAGCGCGCTTTGTCGTACTCTTGTTTTATTGCCTGTTTGAAGAAGGCATCTTGAGACTCGTACTGAAATTCCAGCGCGTCGGCAATAACGCGCTGTCTAATTAGATCAGTACGATATCTAAATTCTGGCTGTAGTTCTGGGGGTACATTATTAGCTATAAATTTATCACGCTCGTTGTCGAATACACCAGCAGCTTGCTGTGGAAAATTTGCAATATCCACCGACTGGTCACGTTTAAGCGCGGCTAATTGAGCCGCAATTTGCGTTTCAAAATTGGACAGCCCAGATAGCGTCTTCATCCGAGTAAAGCTGTCCTGCCGTTGTTTTCTCTCCTCAAGCACGGATGCAACATCAGCAAGGCCTTGCGATATAGCCCGCGCACCGCCCGTAAAATCGGCAGCCCGCAGATAGTTTGCGGGCTGATCAGAAATTCGTGTACGTCCAACCACACTATGTGGAATTTTCATTGGAAGCTCCTACGTCAACAAGGTCGCCGGACGTGCGTAAGGAACACCTGTATAACGTTCAGGATTTCTAACGCTTCGACCTCTACTAAGTAACGACCCGGTGCTGAGGAATGTGCCAAGCAGACTTCCGGCAGCTTCTGCGCGTGCCGCGGCGGCTTCCGCTCCAAAGTTCATTCCCTGCGTCTGAAAATTACGTGCAGTTAGCTGTCCGGCATAACGGACGTTAAGTGCGTCTTTCCGACCAAGTTCCCGTGCCGCCTTCCGCGTCATTATGTTGGAACGCGAGTCGGTTGAAAGGCCCGAAGCGGATTGAAGTGCCAACTGCTCTCCGATAGCTGCAAGAGTAAGTGCGTCCTGATCTGCTGCCTCCAACCCGGAACGCTCGAGCGCCATTGCTGCATTTTGATTAGCTATCTGCTGATTAGCTTTCGCTACGGCTTCCTGATACCGAGCCTGCTGTACCGCCGATAGACCGCCGATCACCGTACTTCCTACTGAAGCGATCGTGCCAAGGCCGATGCTCGAGACCGCCTTACCGATTGCCGCAAATACAGCCGGAATAAAGCTCATTTCTTCACCTCATAGCAGGCGTAGCCGTTCCGGTCCAGCAAATGCCGGAACCCGGCCAATTCGATCAAACGTCGCGATTTGCGGTCATCCACGGGTGCACGGGCGCGAATATGCGGGTAACGGTCCAACAGACGCGGCAGCAATCGTATCGCCGCCCGCGTGACCGTTATGGGCCGTTCTTCCCATGTCCGGCACAAGAGCACCCAAAACTCGGGCGGCGTCGTAATTGCTGGCCAATAGACACCACAGACGAATAGGGGTTCGGTAGCCCGGATCAGCCACATTTCCGGAGACCATAGGGGAGTATGCGAAAGTGCCACCTTCAACTCCGCAACGGAATTGCTCGTGTACTCCAATTCCGGGACAGCCGTTACCTCCTCAATCGTTATCATCGCCAACCTCCAAATCAATGACGATGCCAAGCACGGTTGCCGGAAGGGGGTACTCTTGCACGTAGTACGTTTGACCTTCTGTATTCCAATCCGCCTCTATTAAGATCGTTTCAACACCGTTCTGCATTCTAATAGGCTCCCCCCAAGCTTCGTTAGTCCGTTCCTTGAACTCATACAAATTATCAAGCGATGCCCCTACTTTCAAGCCTCTCGTATCGTTCATACGTACCGCAGAGCCGATTATGTCTTTAGACCGATTTTCTATAATAACGTCCTGAGCCACCGGCGGAAGCGTTTGCGCTATACAGGTGTAACCAAGGCCGAGGATGACACGTGAGGCTGCGTGCGGAAGTGTAACGCTCCCGTTACTCACGGTTAAGTCCTCAACCACGTTGCCGTCGGCTAGACCGACAAGAGTTTCTCCTTCAAGGTGCCAAAGACCGGAGATTGTAGTAACTTGCGCATCTAATGTCCAATTCCCAGACTCTATAGTAAGAGGAATGCCGGGGTCTGTCTCTGGAATTACAGAGGTCAGCTCTTTAATTACCTGAACCGTTACTTGAGTCCCGGAAACAAAATCGGTTATAAGCGCTTTTCCGCCGCCACCACGGATTACCTTGTCAACATCGTCGGCACTGAATACTGAAGTACTCGCTGTAACTGTAACGGAATCCCCGCTGGCGGCACTGAAAGTAATATCAGCGTTTGGTTTCGTATTTCCCAACGCCAGCCCGCAATCAACACACCAGGCGTCTTCTATATCCTCAAAAAGGCGGCTGTCAAACTGTTCAATGAATTTAGTCCAACGCCCGTTTATATACCGCTTCACCGTCACATAAGTTGTGTCAATGTTGTCTTCCTGAATTGACAGTACATTATCAAAAAGACCCTTCGTCCAACATTGCGTCCAGGCATAGACGTTCTGTTCCTTTACGAATGTAAAGGCAAGCAAGGCACCATCTTTACGACGAGCCCAGACAAGATTGTGTGGTGTCTCCGCGTATGTCCATTCAACAATTGGGTTGCTATCCCGAAAGAGATGGTTCGCAAGAATGCTCATATTAGTCCCACCATAGACTTTTGAAAGGTCGTTGTAGGACAGGAGCCGGACTGTAGAACCTTTTCCCTCTACATAGAGAATATCCGTGTCGATTGGAATAGGAGGAACGGACGAGCACCCGTTGTAGGCCTGTGGGTCGGCAAGAGCGTTTATGGAGGATATGGCCTCATCTGCACCGCCAGTCAACAGCCATATACCGCTTTGCGTCATCGCCAGCAGGCCACCGCGCGTAGGCAAAATATGCCTTATCGGGGATACGTCCTCAGTGTCAAGTTCGAACTCATACCCATCACTCTCGGTAACAACATCAGAGATTGAAAAATTCTCAAACTCTTTAACGCGAGAACCGAATATAGTGAGTGGTTGATTTTCCGTGGCAGCGTAGATTTGTCTTTGCTGATACACGGTCGAAAGTGCGGGGTAATTACCTGTTTGCGGTGAGACGATCGCCTCTGCAGTGGCGCCTGATCCATCGCCACTAATGGTGACGGAAGCACCGTCAGGGTATCCCGACCCCCCAGAGAGAACAATAACGGCCTCAACAGCACCCGAAGGACCTACAATAACCTGACCAACAAACCCAGTTCCACCAGCTACAGAAACGGTAGTGTTGTTTGCCGAATATCCGCTGCCCCCGTTGGTAACGTTGATATAAAGTACTCGTCCGTTGGAAAAAGGATTGTACTCGGTTGGAGGTACTCTCGTAAAATCGGGCAGGCTGTTTTGATCCCGATAAGTCGTTCCATAAACCTTTTGCAGAAATCCCAGATCGGTTGGGTGATTACCGCCTCCCCGAACGAAAGAAGAGCGATATAAGTGGTAATATGCGGCATCGGCTACCGCTGTCCAATTCCAAGTCACATAGCCGCCAGTGAAAAAGGAAGTATTACCGGTATCGGCGGAGTTCACATTTGTAATCGACACTCGGGCACTAGGAAGGCTTTCCCGCCCCTCCTGATCTATAGCTGTAACGACGCCGGTATAGCCACCACTAGTTCCTGAGGAATCAAAAGGTGTAAGTGTTAGCCCCGTAGGTCTCGGCACATTATTGGAAAAGTCAACCGTTGCTAGAGTCCAATCGGTATGGCCGTTACGAGTGAGCTTTCTAGGCTTATAATCCTTATGCGTAAGAGTGATAACGTTCTTTCTTTGATGCGCTCTAAGCTCCGCCAAATCAGAAACAGCATAAGGAGAAGAAAGAGTGTAGATACGTGATGCAGTTCCGCCACTGGTATACGCACCATACCCAGTGGTGTCAAGATTGTTGCCAAACGGATCAAGAAGCTCAAAGGTATCAGTGGTAGTGGCACCAACTTCAAATGTGCGTCCATTCAACTCCGTCATTCCGCCAACACCCGAGATTTTTATCCAATCTCCGGTGGAAAAGCCGTGGCCCGCTACAGTAACCACACCCGGATTTGCTTGCGTCACGTCCGTGATTGTCTTTGCTTCTTCAAGTACATATCCGCCATCCTGGATAAAGCGGATATAGCCCTGACCAAAAAGTATGACATACGTCTCGGCAACCGCTGAAGCATAACGGAATCTGACTAATTTTGTCGGCTTATCGTCGTGTTTAATGAAGTCTACAAACCGTGTACCCGGCCTTGTGCTCAAGCCCCCGCGATAATCTACAAAAAAGTTGCGGGCGAGTGCAACACCAAGATCGTACTTTTCGAGGTCCGATCTGCCGAATAGCGTAGGAGAAATCTCTCCCGAAACGAAAGCGTATTGAATAAGATTATTCGACACCGACGCCACTCGTCACTTGTATCAACGGCCCAAACGGGTAGACATATCGCTGATAATTTGTGGAATAGCCGTACCCGCGTGCGATAAACCAGTCTGGCATAGACTCGAGCAAAGCCTCATCCTCGTTTGCCGCAGCCTGTCTAGCCTCCATGATGATGTTGTTTGCCGCCTCCGCAATTCTCTGCGCTCGAGCAGGTTTACCCTGCAACGGCATGGCAATATGGGCGGCAAGCGCCTTCACAATCGCCATTTTGAGTTGCGGGTCCCATGCCTGAACCTGCAACTGTCTTTTAGTGTAGATAAGGATTGCCTTCTCCACATTCGTCATTATGGCCTGTGAGTCGTTATACAGGCTAACCGTGAAGCGATCATAAGTTGACAAATACCTAGGCCGAAGCATGTCTGAGGGTGTAGAGTAAACGTACCTCCAACCGGGATCAGGGTCGCCTTCAGCCCAAGCCTTAGAAGCGTCTCGTTCTTTCAACAACGCCAACCGCTTAACACCTGTCGCGGACGGCCAAGGAGCCGCGCGCAGTACAACCTCCACAACTGTTTGATACCACATGTTGCAGAGTTCAGCCGCTCGCGACTTTTCCGTAGTGCTGGCGACCGATGATTTGGCCCCAACCTCGGAGAGCGCTAGGTTGTAAATACCAACTTCATCGGTCGCCATCTCGTCACCCCTTCGGCAGGATTTCGTCCTGTTTCAACTGACTGAGCGCTTTAGGCGTTGGTTTCGCCTTTTCCTTCTCAAGAAGCTTTGCCTCTTCGTCCTTCAAAACTTTAGCGGTGGAGGGAAGCCACTCGAGATATTTATCCGGCACAGTCACGGGGTTGTTGATTGGACGATAAACCTCTCCGCCTATCGCCCATGCTCGCTGAAGGATGACCTTAGCCATCAGTTCACCCCATCAGGATAGGACTCCAGCTTGCGAGGATCAAGGGTCAATCCTGCGGTAACCACAAGACTGGCAAGGTTGCTGGCGCCCACATTCACGCACTGGAGGCCAAGATACCGCTCATATGCCGGGTCTTCCAACGGAAGAGCAACCATAAAGCGCGTACCCGCTGGAAGGTTAGCAATCGCCTTAGCCCCCGTCGAGTAGTGCACTGTTGCCGAGCCGTCTGTAGCCGGCGTCGCCGTCGCGTCCGAAACAAGCCGAAACTCCACGGTGTCGGCCCCGGTCGGAGCAGTGTCAATAAGAATGTACAGATAGACGGGCTGCCCCGAACCGATGTCACGGGCGGTGCTCAAGTCGATAACGTCGCCCACATTGCGGGTTCCGGCTGCACCAGAAACCGAGACACCATCGGCAAACTCAGTTCGTTTGTCAAGGATCATTGTAGTTCCTCCTTAGGACACCAAAGCCTCGTCCGCCGAAAGCGCGTCGCAACGACGAATGGGGATTTCCTGGAACATGGTAGTGCGAACACCACCAACATTCTCAACCGTAAGTGTGGACTGCTGTACACCCGAAGCAAGCTGCTGCCGCAACTTAGTACGAATGTCTCTGGACATGTAAAACACCGGCCTGCCCATGTTCAGATTGGGAATGCGTTCGATGGCCTCAAACATAAGATCAGGCAGCCACGCCCCGGACGTTTGCTTGTCCGTAGTGAGGTCGGACTTGTCGATGTTGCAGATGCGCACAACATAGCGCCAATCTCTAAGTGTGAGTCCAGCATCCCAACGGTAGTGCGTACGATACGCCTCCATACGGCCACCGTTACCATCAACGTTTTCGATGGTCACTTGCCCCTTATCGGTCATCTGCAGGCCGGCTTTGGAGCCCTTCGGGATGATACCGTGTACGGTATTCGGTCCCCACACGACGAGCCAGATGCTGGCGTTATCAGAACCCGAACCGCCCGCTGGAATGATGTTATCAGCGTTTTCGGCAAGAAGGCTGCTGTAGCGAGGAGCAAGACCCGTAAACCGTTCCGGGTATACATCCTCGTCGCCGTAAAAGAGCGTGTCCGCCATTGCCTGGTTCATACCTTCAATGTGGGCACGGTCTTCGGAGAGACGAAATTCCGCCGTATTGCCGTTTAGATCCGCAAGGGCCTTGTCCACCTCTGCGTATGCTTCAAGCATACCGCAGGTGTCCGTAACAGGCGCAGTCGTAGACTTTGTAGGCTGGACCCCGCCGTACAGCTTACGCCACGTCGGCGCCGGGATGCCGGTGCGCACAACAGTGCGATGGCCGGTGGGTAGGTTGCCCTCCACCCACGACATATCCAGCAGGATCTCGTTCGTTTCGTTGAGGATCTCAACAATGGTTGGTATCTTCCCGTCCGGGTCCATTCGTTTGGCCAGGTCGAGAAGGGTGGGATTGTTGGCAGTAAGTGTTGCCATTTTCCTTTACTCCTTCCCTGCATTGGGATACAGGATTTCCGCCGCCGTTCGAGCCTGACTACCGGGACTTCCGGCTACAGGCCCTCCTTCCGTAAGGACGGCGGCTATTTTATTTAGGAACTTAATCACATGGACGTTGTTCCCGGCTCCTGTGAGTGCGAAGACATCGCGAAGCTCTTCCGATCCATACTGGTCCACAAGCTTCGAGACACGATCAATGGTGGCTTGAAACCTCTCTCCACCAATTTCTCTGTCATTCTTTACTTCATTCACCCACTGTTCTTGCGTATCCCGCCACAGTTCCGCATTCTTTTCAGAAGCTTCTTTGGCGGCTTCCGCTTGCAGATCGACCAGCGCCTGGGCCCGCGTTACAGGGTCCATCGTCTGATCGTTCATCACCCCGAGGAATTTCTCCATCATTGCGTCGGAGACTTCAAGTCCCTCGGGTAACTTTATTGCCTCGGCTGTGAGAGGCTGCGGAGCTTCGCCCTCCTCCTTTTTGCCTTCTCCCTCAGACTTCTCCGGAGTGCCCGACTCCTTGGGGGGCGCTTCGTTGCCTGCGACCTCCTGACCGCCCGATTTCTCCTCGGCATTCTGGCCTTCCAACAGAGAGGTTTCTTCAGTCGTCGTCGTCTCGTCCGGCATCTTCTTGCTCCTTCAATACCCGAATAAAACCATCGGGACTGACTTCGATTAAGTGGGCCATTATTTGCTGTCCCACATTTTGCTCCCCGCACGCAAAAGATGTCGTGAGGGCGTTAGCGGTAAAAGGGTTAATCCCAATCGCCTTGCCAATCTCCAACAGCCAATAAAGATATGCTCTTGTATCTTCATGTTGGAGCATCGCTGTGACAGCACGATCGAGTTGTGCCTTCCGCTGCTTTTCCTTCTTTTGGGCCTTCCTATACTTGGCCTTCTCGTCCCCATCATACACGGTCATCGGTTACTCCGCAAGAGCCATACCGGCCACTTGTTTCCAATTCATGATCTCGAACTCTGTCGGGAACACAGGATGGGCATGGCAGCATGGGCACCAATTTTTGAACTGAAATCTCGGTATCGCTCGCGAAAGAAGTTTGAGCCTCTTCTCGAAAGTCCTGTTGGCATCAGGCCATACATGAGCGATACGGGGAACAAAACCCTGGCTTATGAGTTTGCCAGTAAAGCTTGGTTTTCCCTGCACCCCGCGCAGGTGCTCACGCAGACGGGTTTCGGGATCACGTGAGGTGTATCCCAGGTAATGACGCCGCTGACCATCTGACCTGTCAAAGTGTAAAAGATATACAGCCATGTATGGTCCCCAAACCCTGTTCCTGGCCCATATCAGCCTCCGAGCAACCGTTGCAGCGCATTGGCCCCTCCGCCAACTTCCGTCTCGCTGAGGTTCTTGGCCGCTTCCACTGCAACCGCCCCCGTGTTTGCTGCTTCACGGGTAGCAAGAATTTCATCCATCTGCTGGTTAAGCGCCTGTGAAACATCTGGCGGATTTATGGACTTTGCGGGGACACCGATAGCCTGTCCATAATCCCGTAGCAACTCTTCCCAATTCGGGACGTTTACCGCTTTCGGATACATAGCCGCAATATTGCCCACCAGCCCGATAAAGCGCTCCGTCGGAATAACAGACAATGCAGACTGTGCTGTGGAAAGAATTGACACGTACTGAATTTCTATATCCAACCCCGCAAGGGATTCCGGCGGTTCAGGCAGCAGCCGGGCCCTGTTCATGATGGAAAACACTCGACGTAGTGCCGGATCGAGTGCTTCGTTTTCAAACCGCTCCAGCACAGAGCCCAACCGGACAAGCTTCTCTTCTCTTCGAGCGTCTATTTCCGTAGCCGAACGTACTGTGTCAAGCTGTGAGATCATTTGGAATAGGTCATTGTGAAACGTCTCACGGATACGAGCCTGAACTTCGCGAATATCCAAAGTCAGTTCCTGCAACGGCAACTGCACGGTATAAGCCGGCTTCACGCCGACATTATTAATGCCAGCCACAAACGTAACACCGTTGGGCAACAGGGCCGTGGGTTTATGCTTAAGCTGGATGTCAGCAATAACTGGGGGATTGACCATCTTATCCAGGCCCTGCCCCTTTTTCTTGGTCTCGTGCTGAAGCTGGATCACATCGCCGAGGGCGTCCATCGCCGGGGACGAACCGTAGCTGTCGTTGCCAGAAAGCTCCCATCGCGGGCATATGCACGGGAACTCGTGAAACCCACGCAGGGCCAACAGTTCACCAGTAACCCCCGCCTCCCAATAGCATTCCCTATATGGAAACACTCGGGGCACTTCATATCCGTTAGCCCCCGGCAGATTAGGCTCTATCAGATGGACGATCTTAACATCTTCCATCAGTCGAGAGCCCTTTTCCTTGTACGCGGACCTGACGGTTTCGGAGCAATTCTCCTCCCCAAACATGGCAACTACTTGATGAACTTTATAGGTGAACTCCCGGGCAAAGGTATTAACCTGCAGACGATAATCCTGAGCGATATAGAACTCGCCAAGAGCGGGATTGTAGCACCTAATTACGCTTTCGGAGTCCTCATAGATTATCATTGCCGCCGTACCGAACACGACAAGGTCGAGGTACATGACGGCGAGGGCATTGTAGAAATTGGACTCTGCCAGTACAAGCATCATCCGGCGCGTTACTTCATCCAACCAAACGCGCTCCGGCGAACCTATCTGATCCTCCAATCCGGGAATACGAAGACGAAACCACGGACGGCCTGGAGAGGTAATACCGTTCATCATCCCTGCCGCAAGGATGCGGGCGGCGGTGGTTCCCGTCCCATCAAGGATATTGGGGTTCTTGACGACCTTCCGCACACGCTCCTGCGGAGTTTGTAGCCAAACGTATCGACGTGGAAGATAAAAGTCCGCAAGCTCGCGCCAGTGCGGCCACCACGCCTGCCTTTCTTCTTCCATCCCCTTCAGAATGGCCTTTTTCTTATTATGGGCTTCCACGTCGATCTTCATAGAATCACCCAATCAATGAGGCCTTTTCGGTACGAGCCTTTCGTTTCAACTCCCCACCCGCGGTTCTTTGCCCGGACCGGCTAAGAAGAGAGGCATAACGTTGCTGCTCTCGCTGCCCGGCGGTGACCACGGAGGCGTCCGCCTTGGTCGGAGGTTGCGGAATAGGCGGGGGCTCTGGTATTCTTGGCCTACTGAACATCCATCATCTCCCTGGAGTAAGGGTTGTAATCCGGCGCAATCGTAATCGACTCGCCGTAGCTCATATCGCCGAGATCCGGCTCCATTATCGGAAATGCAAAAGTGCAGGCCAGCGCATCTGCAACGTTCGGGCTGGGCTTCCCGCGCCTTCGCATCTCTTTTTTACTTTCCAGCTGAATTTCTTCCTTGTCGTTCAGGCCGTAGGTCGGGGAAGACAATTCCTCCGGCAGGGTCTGATCCAACCCCGGCACCCGCTCTACGATTGCGAGCCGAGGCAACGCGTCCTTTACCGCGCCCCAAATCTCCGCCCGTTTATTCCGGTACTTCACCCCGCGTTCCGGATTTGAGCCGTCCGGCTTCGAGCCGAAGTCCACGCCAAACACAGGCATTTGCAACTGCCGCAGTCGATCCACGACACCGCCGCCAACTCCGCCCTCATCCACGTAAATCACCGCTGCGCGAAGCTCATGGAACGTGTCCACGATCTTTTTCACCAGCGTCATGGTGTCGATGCCGGGGTAGACCCTCGGCGGATGCGAACGACAGTCCCGGCCTTGACGCGGGTAGATCACACTCGGATCGTCACCGAAGCGCCCAACATCAACGCCAAGGATGATCGGATGGCCAGTCTGCGGTTCGATTTCTCGACGGGCCGCCTCGAGGGCCGACTCGTATGAGATGAAGCTGTCAGCATCGACACGGGGGAACACCCCAAGAACGCGGATGCGAACAAAGTCGCTGTCGATCCCGTAGTCGTTGATCCACTCCTCGATTTGCGTTTTGTTCGTAAAGCTGACCGTGCGGGAGTCTATCCGATCGGATCGCCAACGATGCTCGAACCGGCCGCCGGGGAAGCAATCGCGGAAGCGCCCGGAGTTCCTCGTCGGGTTTCCGAACACCGCCCAGATGATCTCGGTGTTCTCGTCCGTCAGTGCGCCTTCCGTCACCTCCCAAATCGTGTCGGGGATGGCAGAGGCCTCATCGAAGACTACAAGGATACGCTTGCCCTGATTGTGCAGACCGGCAAAGGCCTCAGTGTTACGTTCCGACCACGGCACCATATCGAAACGCCATGTGCGCTCGTGTTCCGGGTCCACCGAGAAGAGTGCGGTGGCTGTCATCTTGAACAACTCCCGCCCGATAAAGAGCCGATACCATTTCGCCAACTGCACCCACGTCTTTGTCTTCAACTGATTTTCCGTATTAGCGGTCACAACACCAACAGTGTCCTCATGCGTACTCATCGCCCACAGGATGAGCCACGAGACAAGTGCGGACTTGCCAATGCCGTGGCCGGACGTCCGGGCAAGACGAATGGCGCCCTCAAAATTAACGAGACCTTCACCCAACTCCCGAAGTATCTTTTCCTGCCAAGGCTCAATCTTCGCATTCTGCAGTTCCCCCGGCTCTCCCCACGGGAACGCAAACACGACGAACCCGTAGGGGTCCTTTGAGAAGCTTGCTAGTTCTTCGACCAGTTCCAGGTTCATTCGAACAACGTCCGTGCCTTCTCTTCCTCAGACTTAGCGCCGGTGTCGATGGCGACCATGACGAGATCGACTGATTGTCGCATGTTGCCGTCCTCTCGCTCCGTCGCCCGTAGGCCGGTAACGCGAAGGGTGACGGGAACGTCCAGCGTCTCCCCGATCTTGAAGTCCGCCGCCGTCTTGCCGAGCTTCTTCAGGACCGAGTCCTCGAAGCAAACCTGAAGGCCCCAGGGGTACTTCGGCCCCTTATACCCTTCCGGCATCGGACAACAGGAGTCAGCTGCCATTTCTTTCTGCTCCTCGTCCGTGAATGCGAGATCAACCTTTGGCATCTTTCTTCCTCTTGTCAGCGGCCACAAACTTCCGTGCGACCTTTTGCGGGATGCCCATTCGCTTAGCAAAGGCGGCATTACGTGCCGCTGCCAGCATCGTCCGGGCCTGCTTCTTTGATTTGCTCGGCATGGTCGATCACCTTCGCGAAACGCTGTCGTGCCGCCTGCAGCCGATCAGCGATGTTCACGTTTACGTTCACGTCCTGCCTCGAGGACGGGCCGTAGCCGGTCCGATCGGCACCAAGCTTCACCATCTCCATCAGCGCGTTCAGGCCCAGGTCCTCCGGGTTCTCCTCCAGCCGACGCCGCAGCTCTTCCGCCGCATCCGCCGACATTCCAGCAAGCCGCGTGTGCAGGTCCGCGTACACCGCGTCCACATTCTCCCGGTAGAACGCCACAAGTTCCTGAAAGGTCGGATCGTCCTGCAGAATGCTCACCCGCGAAGGATGCAGCCCGACCGCAACCGCCACCTCCCCCGGCTTCATCCCGCTCGCCAGCATCCGCGCCATCGCATGATGTCGCTCCCCGATCCGCTTCAGCGGCGCCGGCTTCGACCCCTTCTCCGTCTTCAGCAATTCCAGATCCGCCTGCGTCACCGTCCCGACAATCTCCGCCGACACCGGCACCGCCGCCCTTCCGCGCGTCCGAAAAAGGTCCAGCCCTAGATCATCCATAACGCTTCTCCTACCCGCGCAGAATATCACGTGCGCGACGTGGGGGCAAGAGCCATACCGGTACCTGCCGTGGACGGGGCGCGCCTTGGCGCTGGTATGGTTGAGAGCCATACGAGGGAAAATTCCACAGAATTGGAGAAGGGGTAGGGCCCGGGGGAGCGGGGGTGGCATCGTCGAACCGGGGGTGGGCCTCCGCCCGTGAAAGGGTGGGGGAGGGGGTCGCGCCAATGGCGCGTGTCGAGCCGTAATGGCGCAACGGGAATGCGCGGAAAATAGCAATAATGTTGCGCAAGTCGGGGTTGACATTGGCATGGTATGGGCCCATATTCGGCTCACCGTCGCAATGGGGCGACGGCAACCATGGAGCACCACAATGCAGGTTAATCGCGTATTCAATCATCGCACTTATGGTCGCATCGGCGCAGTCGAATTGACCGTTGATAAAGGCAAATGGCTGTTGGACGGCAAAGAATTGCCGGAACGTTCCGTCGAATACCTGATGAATTTCGCGTTGCAATCGCTGCAGGATGCGTATGCCGGTGCGGACAGCCTAGCCGATGCGCAGGCCGCATTCGAGAAGAAGCGCGATGCAATCATTGCCGGAACCATTGGGCTGCGTGGCGCAAGCACGAGCGAAGAGCCGCACATGCCATTCGTTCGCGCCATTATCCGCAAGGCGCTTGGTGACGCGAATAAGGCCAAGTACGAGGCCATTCCGTCGGATGACCAGACGGCGCGGAAGGAATTTCTTAACAGTCTTTTTGAAGGACTGGATGAGGAGAAGCGCGCGAAGGTTGAGGAGATTGCCATGCAACAATACGCGGCGGACTTGGCCGCGAAGCAAGCCGCGAAGGCTGCGGCCGCGACCATTACGCTTTGAGGCGAAACGCGGGACGGCCACCGTGCCGTCCCGTTTTCATGGGCGCGACGTTTTGACACATACCAATTGCCCGCCCAACGCGGCATGATTCCGTTGTGGGCGGGCAATTCCGCCCACGTGTTCTTTGACAACATGGAGATAATGATGACACCGAATGGCAACAGGTGGAATGTGTTCGTGCTCGAGTCCGGTGACTTTGTTTGGGTTGGCGCAGCCGACACACGCGAAGGGGCAATGAAATTGCTCGAGGATAACCGGGACAACCGCGGAGTCGAATATGGCTTTTTGGCGGAAATGGAAGTCTTTGAATTTTTCGGGACCGAGAGCGAAAAGGACACGTCGGCACTGCAGCCAGATGAATTGGCGGTCAGCATTCGGCATGCAAACGAAATTGTCGAGCGTACACCGCACAATATCGTGTCAGCCATTGTCGCGTTGCGCCAAGAATTGACTGACTTGGTTGGCGACGATGCAGACAGGTTTATTCGACTGGCGTCGGAAGGTTAACGCAATTGAAAGGGGTGCTTAGGCACCCCTTTTTTTATGGGCGCGCAGTGGGTAAAATCAGGGGACCAAAAACCCTGTCGCATGCGCTGTCAACCGTCTGGTGATGCCCAGATTTATCTCAACGGCGGTTTTGGGTTTGCGCGAAAAAACGGCGGTCCGACCATACAGCCGGATATGGCCCACAAACACGGTTTTTGAGCCATATCGCGCTGATTTGTGTTTTTGTTGATACAGTTTTTTTTTTTTTTTTTTTAAA